GGTATGTCTGTCCGTTCTATATGCAAGAAGGATGGTATGCCCACAGTCAAGACTGTCTTTAACTGGCTTCGTGATGATGAGGTCTTTTTACAGCAATACACGCGCGCGCAAGATGAAAGAGCCACAGCTTTATTCGAAGATACGATTGAGATAGCTGACAACGCTGACTCTGATAGTGTTCAAGTTGATAAGCTTCGCATAGATACGCGTAAGTGGTTTGTGGGTAAGCTGGCTCCTAAAAAGTACGGTGATAAGGTAGACCTAACAAGCTCAGACGGAACGATGGCCACAAAAGAGCTATCAGCGGAAGACACAGCGCGGCGCGTGGCTTTCTTGCTGCGTAAGGGACAAGAGGGGAAATCTAACACTGATGGCTAGCGGCCTTCTCGATGAAATCATAGCCAGCTTTGATGATAATCCCGATCAAGAGGCCATTGTTAAAGAGGTTTTGGATTACTCTGAGCGTACAGGGCAACGCTGGTTCCCTAATCCGGGGCCACAGACTGATGCATATTTCTCCAAGGCCGACGAGTTATTCTATGGCGGCGCGGCTGGCGGTGGTAAGCTACTTGAGTTGACGGCGCAGATAGTCACGCCTAATGGTTTTACCCAGATGGGCGATATTGCTGTTGGTGATAAGGTGTTCGATAAAGACGGTAATGTTTGCCGTGTTGTTGCGCTGAGCGATATTGAGCAGCAGCCAGAGCTTTGGCGGTTTGTTTTTGACGACGGCACGTCTGTTGTAAGCTGTGTTGACCACCAGTGGCTTACATATGACGCTAAGGAGTTGTCTCAGTTAACCCGTAAGTGTCCTGAATGGCGCGCTCGGCGTCGTGAACGGCGCAAGTCACGCGCGACAGGTAAGAGAAGCAAGGCTTTTACTGCGGCTATAACGAAGCGGAACCAAGGCAGAGATGTCGGTGGGCCACTTCCTAGTGGGTCTACACGGACAACACGCGATATTATTGCTAGTTTGAAGACTAAAAGCGGGCGCAGCAACCACGCTATACCGCTAGCCATGCCTATTGATGGGGTTGCTAAGGATTTTTTAGTTCCTCCGTATGTGTTAGGGGCTTGGTTAGGTGATGGAACATCGAGGAGCGGAGGCTTCACAAGTGTAGATGAGGCTATACTGGATGAAATAAAGCGTTGCGGTTATGATATTACGCACAACGAGACAGATACAAAGGCGCATTACATAAGAGGGCTGCAAACTAAGCTTAGGGCATTGGGTGTTTTAGGCAACAAGCATATCCCTCAAGCTTACCTTAGAGGTTCGCATGAGCAAAGGCTGGAGCTTTTGCGCGGTCTAATGGATACGGATGGTACAGTTGCTAAGTCTTCTGGGTCTGCTGAGTTCTGTAATACGAATGAGGCTATAATTGACGGTGTAGTTGAGCTTATCTGCTCTTTAGGCTGGAAGGTAAACAAGCGCGAAGGCCGCGCTAAGCTATATGGTGTTGATAAAGGTTCTAAGTGGACATTGAAGTTTATGCCCACTGAGCTTGTATTTAAACTTAAAAGGAAGTTTGAGCTTCAGAAAACAGCCACTCGGCGCACTAATATGTTTAGGTATATTAAATCTGCGGAACGTGTAGAGACTAAGGCTGGGCGCTGTATCTCTGTTGATAGTCCTTCTCGGACATATCTCGTTGGCAAAGAGATGCTACCAACACATAATACGGACTTAGTTCTAGGTCTTGCGGACACAAGCCACACTAAGACACTCTTTCTTCGCCGTATTGGTAAGAACCTTCGCGCTATTGAGTCACGCCTAACGGAGATAGAGGGCGGCACAAAGGGGTATAATAGCCAGACGGGCCGCTGGAAATTGTCAACGGGCGGGACTTTATTCCTTGGTCACTGCCAGCATGAGAACAATAAGTTTGACTATCAGGGTCAAGACCACGATTTAAAGGCGTTTGATGAGCTGCCTCAGTTCACCAAAGAGCAATATCTTTACATCATAGCGTGGAATCGCTCGACCAAGCCCGGTCAAAGGTGCCGTGTTGTTGGTGCTGGCAACCCTCCTATGAACGCGGAAGGTGAATGGGTTAACGAATATTGGGGGCCTTGGCTTGACCCAGACCATCCTAATCCTGCTGAGCCGGGCGAGCTTCGTTGGTACACGGTTATTGATGGGGAAAGCGTAGAGCGCGAGGGGCCAGAAGACTTCCATGAAGTCGTCATTAACGGCGAGCCGCAGCTTATAGCGCCAAAGTCGCGCACATTCATACCGGCTTTTACAACGGATAATCCTTATTTGGGGGCTGATTACTTAGCTAAATTGGCTGCAACGCCTGAACCTATGCGCTCAAGGCTGATGTTAGGCTCTTTTGATGTTAAGACGCCTGACCCAGAAGACCAAGTTATACCGACGCAATGGGTTAGAGATGCGCAAGCACGGTGGCATGAGCGTACAAAGCAGGGCGCTATGAGCGCCCTCGGTATTGATGTGGCTATGGGCGGCGGTGACAATGAGGTGTTCGCGCCGCGTTACGGCGGTTATTTTGATGAATTGATAGTTGTGCCGGGCGCTGACAGTCCTCAACCCTCTGACACGGTAGCAGAGGCAGTAAAGTATTTGCGTGACAGCGCTGTGTGCGGCGTTGATATGGGCGGGGGTTATGGTTCGGGCGTCTATGAGCGCTTAGAAGAGCTTAATATCAAGGCAAGTAAGTTTATTCCGTCTGCTAAGTCACATCAGCGTGACCGCACAAAGACGATAATGTTCATAAATTATCGCGCAGAAGCGATTTGGAACCTTAGAGACGCGCTAGACCCGCAGGGCGGATATAACATTGCGCTTCCGCCTGGCCGTGAAATTGTTGCTGATTTATGCGCTTATCGCTTTGTTGTGATGGACAGAAATCAAGCAAACGTCATCAAAATTAAGATTGAAAGCAAGGAAGACCTTAAAAAGCGCCTTGGCCGCTCACCTGATAAGGGTGACGCCATCGTTATCGCTTGGAATACAGGCGAGGTTAGAACCGCAATGGATAGGCATAATCGGGCTACGCAGAACCGCGATAGTCACTGGAAGCAACCGAAAGTAATCACGCGAAAGCGTTCATCAAAGAGATATGGAGAGTAATATGGGTGGTGTAATTAAGTCTGCTGGTAAGGTGCTGGGTATTGGCGGCGGAGCCCCAGGGCGCACAGCCCCCACACCTGACGATAAGCTGTCACGCGCTAACAAAGAGCGTAAGGCAAGGCGGCGCTATGGTGATGCTGGCCGTGTGTCTACACTGCTTGACGATGGTAAGCTCGGCTAGTGAAGACGACAGAGGCGCTCTTAGCGCACTCAAATAAGGTCTTTGAAGGTCAGGCTGTTGTTCAATCGCTTTGGCAGACCTTGGCCGTTCACTTTTACCCGCATCGTGCAGACTTCACGCATGTTCGCAATCTAGGTCAAGACATATCGGACGAGCTTATAGATAGCTATCCTGTCCTTATGCGCCGTGATTTGGGCAATGCTATCGGCGCTATGCTTCGTGATGGGGCTGATTGGTTTGATATTGGTGTTCGCGGCGGCTCTGGTTGGGACGGTAGAATGTGGTTAGAAGACGCCACAAACGTATTAAGGCGCTCTATGGCGGAGCGTACAAGTGGATTTATGCGCTCTGCTAAAGAGGCAGACCACGACTATATCACCTTTGGGCAGGCTGTAATGAGCCATGAGCCACGGCGTGACCGTAAAGGGTTGCTATATCGGTGCTGGCATTTGCGCGATTGCGCGTGGGTTGACGGCCCAGATGGACAGGTTCAAGAGGTTCATCGTAAATGGAAGCCTACGGCTAGCCTGCTTAAGAAGATATTCGGCGATAAAGTTCACCGCACAACGATTGACGCTTGCAGCTCTAATCACGGTATGCAGGAGATTGAAGTTCGTCATATATTTATGATGAGCGAGGATTACGGTAAAGACGATTTTTCGCGCTTTCGTTATGTCAGTGCGTTCATTGATGTTAAAAACCACCATGTGATTGAGGAAGTCGGGATAAACTACCGCTATTACACGGTACCGCGCTTTCAGACTATATCAGGCAGTCCATACGCTTACTCTGCTGCGACAATGGCCGCTTTACCTAATGCGCGTATGTTGCAAGCGATGACACATACGCTCTTAGAGGCGGCTGAACGTGTCGCAAGGCCTCCTATCGTGGCCACACAGCGCGCGGTTCGCTCTGATATTGACCTTGGGCCAGACGCCATAACATGGGTTGATAATGACTATGACGAGAAATTAGGCGCGAGTTTGCGTCCATTATACTCTGATAAGTCAGGTTTCCCGATTGGTCAGCATATGCGCGAGAGCGTTGTTGATATTCTGGGCAAGGCTTTCTTCTTAGACAAGCTTAATTTGCCAAGTGTAGGCCGCGAGATGACGGCTTATGAAGTTTCGGAGCGCATGAAACAATATCGCCGAGAAGCTCTGCCTTTATTCGCGCCGATTGAGAGCGACTATAACGGGCAAATAGTTGAGGCATCTTTTGAGATAGCTATGCAATTCGGTATGCTCGGCTCTGTTGAGGACATACCGCTAGAGCTTCAAGGCTCTGAGACTGAATATAAGTTTAAATCACCTCTTGCTAGTCAGGAAGATGAGAAGAAAGCGCAGCAATTCTCGCATGTATCACAGTTGTTAGGTGAGGCGGCGCAGGTTGACCCTGGCGTTAGGCACAATATCGACTTCGATACAGCCTTTAGGGACGCGGTTAATGCGACTGGCGCGCCTACTCGCTGGATTAAAGATGTGCAAGCTGTAGAGCAGGGGCGCATTGGCGATGCATTGCAGCAGGCGGCAGAGACTCAGGTGGCTTAATGACCATTGAATTTGGCCCGAACATTACACCTGCTGAATATGGCCAAGCCTGTCTTATCGATATAACGCCAGTAGAGAACAACCAAACGCAATATACATTTTGCTTTTACATTGACGGCATGGAGATGTTTGACCGCATCACCGTTGATAATGATAAGCAGCAAGAGCTTGTGATTTATAGCTCCTATGACGTAGCGGCGCGCACGTTCAACCAATATTGGACAAAGTATAATCGTGACCTTGAGCAAGTTAAGGCGTCAATGAATTGACTCATGACCATATAGCGCCGTTATCAACGGCAGAAACAAGGGCTATTAAGGCTCTTCAGAGAGGTAAGGCCACAGAAGGCCAGCAAACCCTCGCCATGAACGCAATCGTCAAGAAAATATGCGGGACCAATGCGCTGCCATATGTTGCAGGCTCGTTTGACCAGACTGCTTTTAGAGCAGGGCGCGCCTTTGTTGGCGCTCGCATCATTGAAATAATGAACATGAAACTCAAAGAGGATAAAGATGGATAATCTTGCTGATACAATTAATACTGCCGACGCACAAACTAACACAACAGCAGACACTAGCACCGCAGGTGATGTGAACACAGACACAACTCAAACTGCTGATGTTACTCAGATTGGCGATACAGGTAGTCAGACGACCAACACAACGCAGGCTGATGAAAAGCCCTTCTACACAACAATGCCAGAGGATTGGCGCGAACAAGTAGCTAAGTCTATTGGCGTTGAGGGTGATGACCTTGAAAAGCTTACAGGTCAGCTAAGCCGCTATAAGGATTTACCCGCTCTTATTAAGTCGGGCGTTGATGCGCAGACTAAGATTAGAAACGGCGAAACATCTAATGGACTGCCTGAGAACCCAACAGATGAACAGATTGCGGAATACCGTGAGGCTAATGGCATCCCTGAGACATTTGATAAGTACGAGCTATCATTAGGTGAGGGGCTTGTATTAAGTGATGAGGATGACCGCATCATGGAGGGCGTTAAACAGGCGGCTCATGGGCTGAATATCCCTAATGAGGCCTTATCTCTGATGACTTCTGCAATGCTAGCAGGGCGTCAAAAAGAGGCAGAGGCGGCTATTGCACAAGATGGAATAAACGCTCAAGAGGCTGAACGTATCTTGCGTGACAATTGGGGGCAGGACTTTGAGGGCAATAAGAGCGCTCTTGAGGCATCTATGAATAGGCTTCCTGAATCTGTGCGTGATTTATTCAAGAACGCGCGCTTGCAAGATGGTCGCGCTGTACTTCACTCGGCTGAGATGATTAACTACCTTGTTGATATGGAGCGTCAAATCAATCCTATGGCATCTGTCGTTCCTAACAATGCGAATGCAGTGCAAGCTGTAGAGACAGAGATTGCAGCGCTTGAATCCAAGATGGGTACGTCTGAGTGGTATAAAGATGAAGCCTCACAGAAGCGCTACCAAGATTTAGTAACAGCGCGCGATACGGCGGCAAAACGCAGATAAAAGAAATCTGGCTTAAAGTAAGCTTGGTGCGCACTGCCCGCTTGGCAGTTATCAGGTAAAATGGAGAATCCTATGTCTGATGAAAAAGCAAGCACACTACCCGAATTTAATCCGTCTGGCTCAGAGGTTGTTGCAAATACAAAAGCAATGACCGAGGCGCTTTTGGATTATATACGCGAAAATGTACCCAACAATCGTGAGCGCTCTATCGCTATCACGAATTATGAGCAAGCTGCGATGTGGGCAGTGAAGGCAAACTTCACATAATAGAAAAAGGGGGAATCACTCCCCCTTTAAGAATAACGACGGTTTCCCGTCTTATGTCCATGCGGGACTAAAGCGCATTATTCGATAAAGACCCCTGAGACTATCAAGCGGCCCCGCAAGGCTACCCCGCAGCGATAGAGGACGGCTACCTCCGAAGCGAAGACCTCAAATCATTTTAATTTCTATGGAGATAGTTATGGCTGACTCAGCCTTTCAAACTATGTACCGCAAAGAAACTATCATGGGCTTCGAGAAAAAGATGTCGCTTGCGCGCCGTCTTGTTACGACTGAGGCTCAGTATAGCGGTAACGAGTGTGTATTCCTCGTAGCCGATTCTGGCGGTGCAACTGCGGTAACACGCGGTATCAACGGTGACATTCCGTCCCGTCCTGATAATCTAAATCAATATACTTGCGTCCTGCAAGAGTGGCACGATAAGCCTAAAGTCACGAGCTTTAATATTTTCGCGTCACAAGGTAATCGTCGTGAAATCATGCAGAATACTAGCATGGCCGTGATGAACCGCCGTATTGATGACGATATTCACTCACAGCTTACACTTGGCACAAATACTTGGGGACCAGCGGCATTAGCCACACTCCAGCTTGTATTGAAGTCAAAAGCTAAACTGGCTCAAAACTCAGTGAATAGCTTTAACAACGGTAATGGCATTGCTGCTCTTATCACGCCAGCCTTTGAGGCTAAAATTTCAGAAGAAGAGTCGTTCACAAGTCGTGACTTCATTGCTTCTCCGAAGTTTGAAGGTGTTGGTAAAGACCTCGCTTTTGCGTGGAAAGGCATTGATTTCGTTGTTGACGAAGGTTTGCCGGGCGCTGGTACTGGCTCTGCGGAATGTTATATGTTCCACAAGTCTTCTATTGGCCACGCGGCAAATACCGAAACGCTTAAAACCGTTTGTGGATATGACGAAGAGGATGATTACTCATTCTGCCGTCTGTCTATGTTCTTAGGCTCAGCTCTATTGCAAAACTCAGGGATTGTTAAAATGGTCCATGATGATGCAACAGTGCTTAATTAGGGAGGCGCGACATGGCATTTGATTCCACAGTTTCCCACCCACAGCTAATTGATAACGGCTGGCACAACCAAGTTCGCATTTGGTCATACCTCACTGAGGATGACGTTGCGACTGTGAGTGCTGCTGATTACTTCACAGGTAGCGTAGTCAATGGTCCCGACCTTGGCATGAAAACAGGCGATGCCGTCTTGATTTCAAACACTGCGGGTGTTGTTGCACTTGCGAGTGCTGTCTTTAGCTAGGCATTTAAACACATCTATAGCCGCTCCGTTTTGCGGGGCGGTTTTATCATTTATGGAGGCCACACATGGCAGACGAAGAAACTACCAAGGCTAAGACGCCTAAAACTACCAAGGCTAAGACGCCTGATGTAGCCCCTATTGTCCCGATTGGATTGCGTGAGTTTGGTACTCAAGCTCATACATATGGGCAATTCAATGCTTATGTTCCTGATGGAACAACAAAAGAGCAACTGACAGACCCTAAACTTTGGGTTCATCTTGCCGCTCGCCTTAAGGCAGGTAGCGAAGTTCGCGCCATGCCAGAAGATTTTAGCTTTGTGGCACGATTGGTTGTGACCTATCAGCTTGGCGCAGAAGTTCGACTTGGCCTTGAAAGCTACACAGAGTTCGGCGTTACCGAAGTTGATATGCCAAATGAGCGCTTTGTTGTTGTCCCTTACGGCGCGCAAGGGAAATTTGCTGTGCAGGAAGTGGCGACAAATAAGCTGCTCTTTAAGTCAATCGCCAGCAAGGGCGCGGCATATCGCCAGATTGATGAGCATATCAGAGCGCTTGCCAGCTAATGAGCACTAAGCTCGCGCTTTATAATCAAGCTCTGCTCGTTATAGGGGCAGAGCGCCTTCTTGATATTACCGAGGAGAGGGAAGTTCGCTTTCGCCTCGATGATATTTATGACCTTGGGGCGGTGCGTCACACGCTGAAATATGCGGCGCCAGACTTTGCGCGGCGTACAGCACACCTGACAAGCCCTGCTGCGTCTACGTCTGGCGGGTTTAAATACAGCCATAGTTTACCTGATGACTTCCTATCTATCCTTACTGATGGAGAGAATAATCAGCAAATCTATCAAGATGAGTGTCTTGATGTATCGCTGCGCCGCTTTCTGCGTGAGGGAAGCACGATTGTCGCAGACCATGCGGATATATACTTGCGCTACGTTGCTGATGTTCAAGATATATCGGAATGGTCGCCTGAATATGTGCGTCTTGTCGCGGCGTATATGGGCATGGAGCTTGCCCAGCGCATGTCTCCGCAACATTATGAGACAGCGAAAGCAACTTATGACGCGCTGGCTCAACAGTCTCTCTATGAGGCTAATAAAGCAGAGACGCATTTAAGACCTCGCAAGTCTGAGAGTGAAATTAATGCATCATGGCTTCCTGTCTATAATGATGCGTTAAATATATTGGGAGCGTCCCATTTAAGCGGAATTGATGAAGATAGCCCTTTGCGTGTAAGGCTTGATGTGGCGCGCAATGCGCTTGCCATCGAATCCATCCTTGAAACGACTGGTTGGAATTGGGCTATTACATCACGTAAGCTTACCCAGAATACGCGGCTAGAGACTGAATGGGGCTATCGCTTCACGCATGAAAAGCCAGACGATATGCATAGGTTTGACGGTATTTTCTCTGATGAGTATATGCGTTGTCCTGTCAAAGATTATCAAGACGAGCATAGAAATATTCATTGTAATTTGAATGAGATATATATCAAGTATGTCTCTAAAGAGTTCCTCTATAATCCTGCTACTTGGCCTGCTTACTTCCGCCGATTGGTTGCCGCTAAACTGGCGTACGATGTTCGTAACACGCCAGAGGCAGAGCAAGAGCAGATTGATAAAGCGAATGTTGAGCGCGAATACATGATGCGTAAGGATGAGGCTGAGAATGTTGACGCGCAGCAAAGCCCGCCGCAAGTCATTCATACAGGGTCTTGGGTGCGCTCACGCTATCGCGGCCGCGACAATTACAATAGTGGACGTAGATAATGCTTAAAGGCATATACCGCACGTTTAATCGCGGTGAAGTCGATAAGTTAGCACTAGCACGCCAAGACGTTGCTAAGGTTCAAAATAGCGGGTCATTAGTAGAGAATTTCTTGCCCATTAGGCTTGGGCCTATGAAACATGCGCCAGGTGTAGAGGATTTAGGTTCACTGGCTGGAGAGGGTATATTAATACCGTTTCTTAATGCGATAGATAGCACCGCTCTTGTGGAAGTCACTGAGGGCTTAAAGCGGATTTGGGTTGATGGTGAGTTGATAGAAAGACAGTCTGTAACAAGCACATTGCCAGATTTGGCGGCATGGTCAGTACAAAACGATGTCACAATAGGCGCGGGCGGCGCGTCACTTGTCTCAAGTGCGGGTACAGCAAAGTTAGGCCACACGATAGCGAACACGCAAATTGGCTCTGAGCATGGCTTACGCATTGTTATAGCGCAGGGTAGCGCGTTGGTTTCGCTTGGTACAAATGGAGATGAAAGCAGGGACTTGTTCTCTGGCCTATTATCAAGAGGCAGTCACAGCTTAAACGTCACGCCTACAGGGCCGCTGACCATTACAATAGAAAGCGAGGCGGCGTTCTCTGTCATAATTGAAGAGGTAAGCTTGGAAAGTGGCGGTATAGTCGAGATTGCTACAGACTTTACCCTTGATGAGCTACGCAGAATAAGATGGGCGCAATCGGCAGATACAATATTCGCCACAAGAAACGGCGCTCCGTTTAGAATTGAACGCAGGGGTGAGACATCTTGGTCATGTGTCGAGTATGAAACAAATTATGGGCCGTTCGGGTTTATCAATAACACAGCCACAACGATGTCATTCTCTGGTCAAGAGGGTGATATCACTATCACAGCGTCCACAAATTATTTTGAGCCTGATATGGTGGGTTCACAGATTAGAGCTATTACAGCATCACAGCTTGTCACACAGACACTGGCTGCTGGCGATGCCACAGATTCGGTGCAGGTTACAGGGGTAGGCGCCGCCCGCGAATTTAGCTATGTTCTGTCAAATGTTACGGGTGATATCTTTTTAGAAACGTCGGCAGATGATGCGACGTGGCAGGTTGTTGAGACTTTTGACGAGTCAGACAGCGATGAATACGATGATGGGCTTGATAATTCGATTGTCTTTTATCGGTTCCGTGCTGATGGCGGCGCAAGCGCAACAGCAACCATAACTTATAGTGGCGGTTCAAGTGAGGGTGTTGCAAGGATAACAAGGTTTATCAGTCCCACGTCCGTTAATGCTATCGTGCTTGATAGGTTTGGGTCGTTAGATGCGACTGTTGATTGGTACATATCGGCATGGCGTCAAGATGAACAACCAACTGCCCTGCATTTTTACGAGGGGCGGCTATGGTTCGCTGGCATGAATGAAATATGGGGCTCAGAGTCAGATAACTATTTTAGCTTTGACAGGCGAGAAGAGGGTGGTGCGCGGTCTATTCTGCGCACAATCGGATTTGGCGCGGTCGATACTATCTATTGGCTTGCCCCGGCTGTAAGGCTCGCTATCGGCACGGCGCTAGATGAGATTTCAATAAGGTCTTCATCATTCAATGAGATTATAACGCAGGATAATGCTCACTTAAAAGCAGGTCCAGAGCAAGGATGTGCGGATATCCCGCCAGTCACGTTTGACAATAACGTCTATTATATTCACCGCTCACGCGAGAAGCTTTTAGAGTTGTCCTATAATTCGACCAATGACAGCCACTTAGGGAGCGATTTAACATATCTAAATCAAGATATAGGGCGAGCTAAGTTTCGCCGTGTAGCGCGTTCTCGCGAGCCTGACACGCGGTTATATTGCGTCATGGAAGACGGCACTGTTCGCATTGCGCTGATTGACAATAAAGAAAGCCTCCTTGGTTGGTCTCGCCGAGCATTTCCTTATCCGTGCGTTGATGTTGCCGTGCTCCCCGCTGATGGCGAAGATGAAGTGTACTATGTTTTAAACGTGAACGGAGATTATAGGCTGCAAAAGCAAGCCCGTATCTCAGACGCTCATCTATACCCTGTTGATATGTTTAAGCGTGGTAACACAGGACTTGAACATCTTGAGGGCGAAGAGGTTGACATTTGGGTTAATGGCGCGCGTGTCGAATCTGAGGTTGTGACAGGCGGGCAGGTAAGCCAAGGCGATGTCGTGGGTAAGAAGATAATAGCGCGATGGACATCTAATAAATTAGGCCATTATGTCGATAGAGATGTTTTGAATGAAAAGAAGCGTGTTGTTTCCCTTGGAGTGACAGCAGCTAATCTTTGGCATGACGGCTTGAGATATGGCGGCAGTTTTGAGCGCATGTATAGATTGCCTCAAATGTATAAAGGCTCGCCGATTGATATGGATAGGCTTGTTGATTGCTATGATACAGCACCGTCTGAATTTGAAGGCGAGTATGATTCCGATAGTAGGATATTCGTTACTGCCGACGCGCCAGTAACAATTCTTGGTTTGAGTTTTACAGTTGACACGACTAACGACCCGTCACGGCAATAAAGCAGATTTACTAAAATTACACCCAGAGGGTCTGCCAAATACGTGCAGGCTCATCGCGGTAATTAAGGGCGATGAGACAGTTGGCGTTTGCGGCGTAATGCACGGCGAACAGATGCAGGCGTTCAGTTATATATCGGATGAGTTGCGAAAATATCCATCAGCTATCTATCGCGCTGGGTTAAAATTAGTTGATTTAATGAAGCAATATAATGCGCCTATTCTGGCAACAGCAGACAAGACACAAGGGCGCTCCGAAGCGTTTTTAACACGTCTAGGGTTTAAAGATATAGGCGAGATTGAAGGGCAGAGGTTATTCATATGGCAGCAGTAGCAGCAGCTCTCCCTGTGGCGGGTTCATTACTTTCTGGGGGTGCATCTATATTAGGAGGCATCCAAGAAAACAAAGAAGCAAAGCGCGAGGGGAGAGCTGTATTCGCTCAATCAACTCGGCAAGCATATGAGGAGCGCCGTACTACGGATAGGCTTATTAGTGATGCTAGAGCCACGCGCGCAGGCGGGGGCGGTGCTTTTGATGCTGGCTCTGCTGAACGTATTGGACGTATTGACGAAGAGGGAAGTTACAACGCTCTTGCGGCATTGTATGAAGGGCAAACTAAACGTGACGCCTTGAAGAGAAGAGGTAAGCGCGCGCTGATTAAAGGTGTTGTGAGCGGAGTGCCGAGCATTCTTGATGGTGTGTCTAAGGCTTTCGCTTAAATGAGAATACCGACTAGTACCTCTCTAAATCGCCGCATTCCAAGTGGGTCAACAGGTATAGACACGTCCCACAATGACTATGGCTTAAATCAAGTTGCGGGGTTTGTGAATAATATCCATGAGCGCCGCACAGCCTATGCCACGGCCAATGCACAAGCTAATTTTTTGAAAGCCAAGCTCGCACAAGACAATGGCTATGACCAAGACGATGATTATAGCACGATTAACGATAGGTATAATCAGGGAGTAACAGCAGCTTTAGACGAGGCTGCGGTGAGCATTAAAGACAAACAGGCGCGCGCTGAATTTGTACGTAACAATCAACTCCGTATCGAGGAAGGTCGTCATCGTATTAATAAGCTAGCGTTTGGCAAGGAGCGGGATTCAAACCGCGCTTCGATTGATGAACAGCTTGAGGGATTGCGCGAGGTTGGCGTGAGCGGGAATATTGAGGATGCCTTTACATCTGGCTCTGACATTCTTGATAATGCAGCAGCCCTTGGATATTACAGCGAGGAAGAGGCGGGCGATGTGCGCCGTGCTTTTCGTGATAAGCTGGCTGTGTCTCGCTTGGAGTCCTTGCCTGCCGATGAGCAGATAAAAGCTTTAAAAGAGCCTTGGGCTAAGAATATTGCAGCATCGACACGCGGCAAGCTCATAGACGCAGCGCGCCAAGACCAACGCCGTTCTAGCGCGATTAAAGCAGTTGATGATATTTTTGACCGTGGCCTTGATGAAACGCAGGCGCTTAAGGCTATACGCAAGATAGGTAATGATGATTTACGCCTTGAAGTCGAGCGCCGTTATGGGAATCAATTAAGCCGCCAAAAGTCTGCGCGTCAAGAGCGCGAGACAGAGCTTAGCCAAGAGAATTTTCTTGCGGTTCGCCGTGGTGAATTGTCTGTTGACGATATTGACCGCGATACGCTTGAGGAAATGACGCCTGCGCAGATTAACCAACTCTATGCGGCTGAGAAGTCGGCAAGCGATACTAGCGGGAAGGTCGAGACAAGCCGTGAGGCCTTTGCGCAATTTTATGAGCATATGGGTAAAGGCGAGGTCTTTGTTGCGCGTCAATTCGTTTTAGATAATGCGAGCCTGTTTGATGATGGGGATTATGAAAGCCTTATCAGAGCTTCTGCGACTAAGATTGCTGACACTGTTGATAAAGATGGTCCTGACCCTGCAAAGAGTGTGTTGTCCGTTCAAAAGGAATTAGACCTGCGTATGGGGCAGCTCAAGCTGGGCGATACAAAAGCTAAAGAGGTTAAGGGTGAAGTCTTATTGGCTTATGACCGTTGGAACAAAGATTTTCAGGCGCAGAATGGTAAAGAGCCAACGGATATTGAGCGCTCTGAAAAGATGAACCAGATGCTTACGCGCGTATCATATAACCCTGCTGGCTTTGGCAAAGTGAAAAATAAGTTTGGGTTTAAGGTCGAAGATGAAGAGCTGGGCGCGGCGGTTAAGTCTTACCAAGACCGCAACCCTAAAAAGTTTCAGGCAGTAGTTGATGCGTTTAAAGAAGAGGGCGTTGACCCTTCATTACGCGATTTTGTGACGAGATATAATGAGCGAGATTAAGCTCTCGGATTTTTTGTCTGAGAAACCAAATCCACGCCCAGCTTTGTATGAAGCTGGAGCGAATGATGCTGACCAACAGGCGGAAGTTATCAAGCTTTCGCGCGAGACTGAGTTGCCGCCTGAGATGGTGCAAAGCAGTCTGCCTGATTTAAAGCAGGATAGGCAGTACAGAACGCTTGATGGCTCACCAAAACTATCAGCCTTTCTGTCTGAGGGATATAATGCGCGTCTGGCCCATGATGATGTCGATGCACTCGCAAAGATTGAGGGTTATTTTGTAGGGAATACAGGCGGAACCAAGGCCGCAAAGGCTATCACGCGCGGGGCGTTAGAAGTCTCAGATGTTCCGCGTGAAATAGTTTCAGGCTCAGTAACGGGCGTGGGTTCTGCGTTGTCTGGTCTTGGCGAGGCGCATAACGCGCTTACCCGCCTAACTGGTGGCACAGATTTCGCTTGGCTTAACGAGGGCCGTGAAGAAAATGAATCCTTATCCTTTTTAGATGAGGTTGGGTTAAGAAAAGCGTCTGGCGGACAAGCGGCGGTGGGTTCATTTCTCGCTCAAAAAGCAGGGCAAGCCCTAAAGGGATTAGGGGGCGATATATCCGTTCCTCAGTCGCGCAGGGGCTTCTTTGACGACGTTGCAAGTGGTCTTGGGAATATGGGGGCGCAAATTGGAATAGCGGCGCTCACGGGCGGTGTAGGAGGCGGCATAGCTTTAACCGCGCAAGGCGTTGACCAGCAAGCGGAGCGGCAAAGACAAAGCGGGGCTATTGGGCAGAGCGTAAAGGGTGACTTAGCGTTATTCGGCGCAGGCGCGGCAACGGCAGCGCTTGAGAAGATAGGTCTGGGCAAGGTCACACAAGCCATACCTGATGCGGCTAAAAGTAATTTAGGGAAAAAAATTGCAGACGTTGCGACAACAATGGGCGTTGAGGGCGTAACAGAACTTTTAGAGGGCGTTGTTCAGGGCGGCATTGAATATGCCACAACAAATAGCGAAGCGCAGCTGTTAGAAGGCGCTGGAGAGAATTTAGCCCTTGGCGCAAGTGTTGGCGGTATCGCGCGGGCTTTGGTTTTAACAGCTATACCCGGTCAACAACGTCTCGCTAAGTCTGAGAGAGAACAAAGTGAGCTTGATGAATTTCAAGGGGCCATTGGTGAGAGTAAGCTTGCTGCGCGAGACCCTGAAACTATGCAGGCTTATATCGAGAAGCTATCAGAAGGCGGCGAGGTTTATCTTCCTGTCAAAGATGCTATTGAGCTGTATCAGTCTGATATTGATGGATTCTCTGATGATTGGGGTGTTCCTATTGAGGACGTTCAAGAGGCTCTTGTTACTGGCGAAGATATTGCGATTCCTGTCTCTCGGTTCGTATCGCGCTCTAATACGCCTCAGTTTGAGGGTTTGCGAGATATAGTCAGAACGTCCCATGATGCATTAAACCGCTCTGAAATCGCAAATGGTGAGGCGCGCGAGGCGTTACAGAAAGACTATGAGGACGCTATTGCTCGCGAAGTTCCTGCTGAGACTATCGAGGGTATTGGCCGCTCTATTGAAACGAATATTGTTACGCAGCTGACAGAAGCGGGGGCGGCTCCTGAGGTTGCAACAACGCAGGCGCAGATATGGCGCTCATTCTTTGAAACATTGGAAACAAAGGGAGTTGATGCCAGAGAGGCGTTTGTCCAGCTTGGACTGCGAATTGAAGGTGAGTCGAGCGGGTCAAAGACAAGACCGCTTGATTTGATTATTGACGACATCAAGGCTGGCAACTTCCCAACGGAGAAAGACGCTTTCGGTGTGTCACTTATCGAGTTTGCCAGAGACAAGGGGATTAAAGACGATAAAGGGGATTTGGCTGATAGAGACATCAACCTTATTCGCAAGCCTGGTCAAAGAAATATTCTACGCGAAGATGGTCAAGAGCTTGATGACCTTGCTATATCGGCATGGGAGGCTGGCTACTTTGAGCAAATACCAGACCGCAATGAGTTATTAGATGCGATAAGCGAGGAGACGGGCGGCAATCCGCGCTTTGTGCCTAGCGATGCTAATGATGCGGTGATTGAAAAATTAAGAGCGTTTGAAGCGGTTGATGAGGCGATACGGGACGCAAATATTGATATAAACTTGCCCGCGCAGGAAGTGCGCGAAAAGCTATTATCGTTTCAGCAGGGAGATGAGACTAACACAGAAGGCGTTACCTATAATCAAGAGGGAGAGATTAACCGAGACGCTAATTTCAAGGCTTGGTTTGGCGATAGTAAGGTTGTTGATGAGAGTGGTGCGCCGTTGGTGGTTTATCATGGGACAGCAGAAAGTTTTGATGCATTTAGCTCGGATTTTAACGGAACCACAACGCGAGCTACATCAACAGAAGGTTTTTGGTTTTCATCAGACGCGGAAGTGGCGCAGTCATACGCGAGATTTGCATCAGAAGATGCCGCTGTTCAAAAGCTTGTTGATGAGCATGACGATTTAGAGAAGCAGGGGCGTTTTGACGAAGCTAATCAAAAGATGATTGAGGCAGAGGCTCTTGAAAAAAGAATAAGTCGTGGTGAGGGTGATGGCGGAGCTAATATTGTTCCAACATACCTGTCAATACAAAACCCGCTTGTTGTTGACGCTAAGGACGAAAACCCAAGTGGCATTGGGGGCATCACTCCGCTAATTGAAAAAGCTAAATCTTTTGGGCATGACGGATTGGTTATTAAAAACTTTGACGACACGGTAGGTAGGTATGACCACAACCGCGACCATTATATGGCGTTTGAACCTACTCAAATTAAATCCGTAAACAATCGCGGCACATTTGACCCAAGTGACCCGCGTATTCTATTCCAAGAAAACCGAGCCTCTGTCACGCTGTCACAATCAGGTGCATTAACGGATGATGCGGTTATTGTTAGGCTGTCTAAGGCGTCTGATACCTCAAGCTTCCTGCACGAAAGCGGGCATATATTTTTAGAGATGTACCGCGCTCTTGCGCCAAATAATGAGGCAATAGCGAGCGAGTTTGAAAAGGTAAAAGAGTGGCTTGGTACGGATGGTGATGTCTTCACGACTGAGCAACATGAGCAATTTGCAGAAGGCTTTGAGACATATCTATTTGAAGGCAATGCGCCATCAGTAGAGCTGCAAGGCGTATTCACTAAGTTTCGCGCTTGGTTCACTCGGATATATCGCGCGCTTAAGAATATGAACACGCAGCTTAACCCTGTAGCGCGGGATATGTTTGACCGTATGCTGGCAACTGAGGAGCAAATCGAAACGGCTCGCCGCGCTAATGATTTGCGTGTATCAGAAGATATTGCAGGATTGATGAGGCCTGAAACGGCTGAGACGTATCGCAAAGAGGTCGAGCTGGCCCGCCAAGGCGCGGAGGCCAAGCTTCTCGCCAAGGCGCTTAAAGAGATTAAATCTCGCGAGCGTAAGGAATATAAAAAGGCGCAGGCGCAGGCTAAAGATGAAGCTACACTGGAAGTCAATGCGCGACCTGTCTATGAGGCGTTCACAGCGCTCACTGGCGGAGGTCGTAAGCTTAGAAAGTCTGATGTTGTTGAGTTACGCGGCAAAGCAATCTTAAGCCGCTTGTTGCGGTCTAAAGAGCGCGTTTATTCTGATAAGGGTGTTAATCCTGATGTTGTGGCCGAAGATTTTGGCTTTGCTAATGGTGATGAGCTTATTATGGCTCTGGCTAATGCGCCTAAGATTAAAGACGCTATTGCTGATGAAACAGCGCGCTTGATGAAAGAGCGTGTTGGCGACTTTATGACTGACGGGACTATGGAGCGCGAGGCGGCGCAGATTGTATTCGGTGAACATTCTAAAGTCTTGATGATTGAACAAAACGTCTTAGCTGAGAAGGCGCTTGGCCAAGCCATGCCGATGGCAGAGATTAAAGCTGTTGCGAGTAATCTTATTGAAAACTCGCCTGTTAAACGCGCTATAAGGCCCGCGCAATACGCCATGAACGCGAACAACGCCGCAAAGCGAGCGGTAAGGCTTACGGTTAAGGGTGACTATGTGGGGGCGCTACGCGCCAAGCAACAACAGCTTTTAAATCATGAGATGTCCCGCATTGCTTATAAGGCGCGCGAAGAAGTTGGCAGAATTGAGCGCTATCTGAAAAGGTTCGCCCCAAATAGAAAGATTGATGCAAAGAAGGTAAACCCAGCTCACATTGGCAAAATGCGCCAGCTTTTAGCTTTGGCTGACGAGCCTGAGCAATCTGTGTCTCGCGCAGAGCTTCTTGATTTTGCGGATAAGCAGGCAGAAGAGGGTGCGCCTATCTTGCTTCCTGTTGGTGTCCAACTTGGCGAAGATGCGAAGCCGCGCAATGATATGACGTTATTTGAGCTGCGTGATTTTAGAGACGCTGTGAAAAGTATTTACACGCAGGGACGTAAGCAAAGCGAGGAATCAAAGGCTGATTTTCGCAACTATGTTTCTGAGCTGTCTGATGATGTTAATGCGGCATGGGGTGATAGACCAAGAAAAGACTTTAGCCGTGATGAGGGCGGCCGCCTCCCTGAGATGTTGCGCCAAGGCGATGCTGAGATATTGCGCTATCCGTTTTTGATTGAAAGCCTACAGGGAAGTAAAGATGGGCGTCTTGTTGATGATATGGAGACACGGCTGCGCGGGCAGTTAGTCTCTCGAAATAGACGTCGCTATGAATTAGAGCAAGCCTTTGCTGATATTCTTAAGAAGCATGGCATTACTCAAAAAGAGCTAGGAAAAAAATATAGCCTGCCTGAAATTTCTGGTGTGTCGGTAAAGTTTGAAAAGCTTATCTCTGTAGCGCTGAATATGGGTACTGAGCAAAATATTGACCGCGTTTACTCTGATCCGTCAACGGCAGACCCAGAGGCTATTCAAGCAATGCTTAATGAGCATTTAGAAAAGCGCCATTGGGATGCTGTGCAAGAAACTTGGGATTTAATCGGGACTTTATGGCCAGAAGCGCAAGAGGTTGAAAAGCGTGTAACAGGCGTTGAGCCTAAAGGTGTCGAGGCTCAAGCACTGCAAACACCTTACGGCGAATATCGCGGCGGGTATTACCCTATTAAGTACGATTTGAACGCACAAGAGAATGACAAGCTTAAATCTAAATCTGATGAGGATAAATGGAAAGCGCTTACCTCTGCCGTGGCAACGCGGGCAAAGACAAAGCAAGGTCACTTAATTGAAAGACAGAATAATATCAGCCGTCCTGTTAAGCTTGATTTGGCTGTGATTTTTGAGCATTTTGATGAGGTCACTAACGATATTTATATGCGCGAAGCTGCGACAGATATTGACCGCATTATTCGCCATCCTACATTCCGCAACGCTGTATCTGAAACGCATGGTAAGGAATATCTGAGAACGCTTGAAACTGTGCTTAAGCGGACTGTGGCCGGTACTGAGCGCGTTCAAGGGCCATTTGAATCCGTACTAAGAACAACGCGCGTAAATGCCTCTCTGGCTATTCTGGGTTGGAAGGTCACAACAGCGGCTCTTGCGCCTGTGTCGTACACGCAGACCATTCTCCCTCAATATGGGAAAGACATAGTTAAGTCTGGCTTGGCTCAATTCTATGGGCGCGGGCCTCTCGGCATGATTGAAGCGTCAAAGATGATTAATGAGAAATCTTTTTTCATGAAAGAGCGCGCGCAACTTATAACGCGCGAGGCTCATGAGATGGTGCGTAAGTCAGGCGGCGAAACGGCTTGGGATAGATTTAGAGCCTCTGGCTTTTGGTTAATGCAGGGGATGGAGAAATATACCGTCTCTGGCCCGCTATGGATGGGTGTTTACAAAGACGCGATTGACAAGGGCAAGAGCGAGCAAGACGCTATAACCTTGGCTGACAAGTCTATTGCAACAACGCAAGGCTCTGGCTTGGAAATAGACCAAAGCATTATGCAGGGAGACGTTGAGACTAAGCGTCTATTCACCTTCATGTGGGGTTATATGTCTGGCTATTACGGCACTGTCAGAAATGATGTTTCTAAAAAGGATGGGCTTCAAAAGGCGTGGCCAATGATGAAGCATTTTATTCTTCTTAATATGGCGTCGGCTGCCATTGAGGCGGCTATTCGCGAGGGGTTTGATGATGACGAAGACCCATATTGGCAGGAAGTCTTAAAATACATGAACCGCAATACGCTCGGACTCGTGCCTGGCATAAGCACTGTGTTTAGCCGCTATGATAGCGGCCCCTCTGTTGCAGGGCTTGGTAAGCAGACAATAAGCACCTTTGACGCCTTTGGTGACGCTGGCGAAGAGCTAATGGACGCAGGTTACGTCTCTGGTGAAACTGCTTCAAAGGTAGCTGTGAGAACAACTGAAACGCTTGGTTTTGCTTTTGGTGTGCCTGGCACACTTCAAGCTAAGCAAATTTGGAAAACATATACGAAAGATGATGACCCTACGATTTATGAGGCCATCATATCAGGACCAGATAAGGACAATTAAAAGAGGTAATTATGGATTTAGAATTACGCAGGCTGGGCAACTTAATCCAGCAAAATACATTGTGGCCGTGTGAGCTTGCCCTTGTTGAAAATAAGGTTCTTACAGGGCTTCCCGTTATTGACGGTGTTCAAGTTGTAAGTGGTGCGCGTGTGCTTGTTGTTGGGCAGAATATTCTTGCTGAGAATGGGATTTATATTGCTCGCCTTGGTCAATGGAACCGCTCAACTGATTGGAACGAAGCAACAGACGTTACTAGCGGTTCGCTAATTGCAGTAATCGGGGGCGACGAAGAGAGCGGCCTTTATCAAGGGGTTTTTCCTTGCCCTCTTAATGTTGGCTCAACACCTGTCACTTTCATTAATCTTACTAAGCGCGAGCGCGCTGAACTTATCCACAGGAGTCCATAATGGCAACAGCATTAACTATTGGAACATTAATAGAGAATCCATCTGACACAGAATATACATTCACATGCCCGGGCGCGTTTATCATTGATTACTTTGGCGTGACCATCGTCCTTGTTGATATTTTAGGCGGTAGCCCCGAGAGAGAGAAAAGGCATACTCCTGATACTTTGACAGGCATTACAGGCACGGGATTAATCCCTGCTGGAGCAAGCTTACGGCTTGATGTCGAGCCTATTCAGGGTGCGGAAAATTCCTATATTTTAGTGAGGGAACTATAATGAATAGACTAGGGGTATATCCTAATAGTGGCGGCGGCGCAGCAGCCCAAGACGTTCGCATTGATGAAAACGCAATGGGCCAATTTGTAGGCTCCAGCGATACGATAGCGGGCTTTGCTGCGGCAGACGCAGTAGGCGATTGGGCGGCGCTTACGGTTGATATTATCGGAACAGGCACAGAGGATTCCCCGCAATTTCCAGCGGGCGGTTATGTCTGGGATGGAACGGAATATGTGTTTAGTTTCTCTCTTTCGGGTGGGGTTTCTCCACGGGTTTCTAAAGTCGAGCGTTACCAAATCAATCAAGAGGAATTGACAGGCGGCCCAACAACAAACGGGGCTGGTGGTGGTACAGGCCCACAAAGTCTATCGCTTGGGCAAATTATAATTCCAGCGGCAGGCGTTTACCCTGTAACGCACTCCACAACAGGACTTGTTAATAATGCGGGAATGGGTATATCTTCTGCGCCTTTCCCAGATAACAACGCACCTGCGGTTGCTGGTGGTGACATTTTCACGTCCGCATCTGACCGTTTGAGTGTAGCTGAGCCAAGTAAAACATACCCAGTAGATTTCCCTGCGGCAGGGACTTATTATGTTGGTGTATTCAGCGGCGGCGGCGCTAGAGCTGACAGTCATACAGTCACAGTCGAAGGTATCGGTGCGACGGCAGGCGCAGGCCCGAAAGTTCAAGTCTTTACTTATGAAGGCGATACGCAACCAAGTGCTGCGTTTTTAGAAAGCGATAATTCAGAGCTTGATATAAGCGGTGGTATTCCTACAGGGTGGGAATTATGTGAGCCTGAATTTAACTGTATCTCTGAAACAATTCTAACCCCCGCCTCTGATTGGACTGTATCAGGCGGTATTGCGGGCACGACTAGCTTTAGTATCGGTTCGGCGGGACAACAAGACGGTGTGGCAGAGTACGCTTATTCCGTACCCGTTGGCAGGCGCGGCACGAAACACGCATTTGGTTTTGAGTTGGGGGCTGTTACGGCGGGCGGCAATGATATTGCTCTGCGGGTTGAGGTTGAGCAAGGTGGCGAGATACTTGAATCTCAAGACCTATTAACCGATGAAACAGTCCAAGCTATTGAGCTAGAGTTTTTCCCTACGGCTGATGTTATTATCCGTATTCGTGATACAAGCACAGGAACACAGGGAAGCAACAGGGACGCCGTTGTACGTGATATGCAGCTAGTCGCAACTTGTGAGGGCCGTTCTCTATCCGTTGATAAAACTACAACAACAGCCATTTTTGATGGCGTTTTTGTCGATGCGGCTCCTGCTTGGACTGATGGTCTTGTCATGGCTGATAACCAAACTAGAACGCTGGAAACTGGATTAAACCTTCTTACTGACGTTGACCATATTTGGGTCAGCTATGCGCGCAACGTGAACGCTGACGGTGCAAACCTATGGCCAAGCCCAGCGGTGAAAATAAGAATTAAGGATATTCTGTTGGATATTACTCAAGGTATGTTGATAAATCACTTTGATAATCAATTTTTATCCGTGACAACGACAACAGAAGCCGAATTGATTGCGGGAAATATTAATTTTAGAGCGGAAAGCCAGAATGGTACATTTGGCTATGAGATTACCCGCGTGGAATTTCGCAAGCGCGCGGTTGGTAGCTCTCCTCTTATCGGATTTAAGTTTGAAGGCCCGCCAAATCTTGAAAGCACAATCCAAGGCGTTTTAGAGATACGCGACAGAACGGTTACAAATGGCGCTGTTGATAATCCTATCTTCGCCGCCCGCTGGCCTTCATTGGTAAGCGGAAACGATATTGTTATTCCATCCAACTTTGAGGGCGCTTTCTCGCGTAACCTTGGAGGCAATGCGGCGGCGTTTGAAACCTTCCAAGGTCACGCTCAAGCTTTAATACCTAACGCCCCAACAGCTACGCAGGTTAATGGAGGTGGAGGAAATACAGTCAGAGGCCGCACAGCAGGGCCAGAAACCCGCCCCGATAACTTCGGCATGCAGTGGTACTTTATTATGGATGATTATGTTGACCTTAACAACAGCGTGTCAACACCTACTCCTAAAGTCACAGCGCCCGCCGTGCAGAATTATGTTGATATTGGAACTATGCGCCTGCAATGGGGCGTCATAGACCATCTCGACAGTGCTGACGGCGGGACCGTAACACTACCCGTGCCGTTTGCAGACGATAACTACGTTGTTCAATATACGCTATCGGAAAGCACGTCCATAGACGGCCCCGCCGCTAGTGTTGGCGTCAACGTGTGGACTGAGAATTTAACGCCTACGCAGTTCGGACATAACCGTGATAACGACATAGATTTTGCACATATTCACTGGCTCGCTATTGGCCGAAAAGCCGCCGCGTTAGATGCAGGGCCGCAGCTTTCAAACTTATCTAGCGGGCAGATTGTCTCTGACTTCACCCAAGATAATAACGGAAATCTACAGGTGAACCTACGCAACACGACAGCCGTTGCCTTGTTCTGGGAAATCTATGTTCAGAACGTGCCGTATAGCACCGTAGCAGAAGATGCAGGGGTTTACGCGGTTCGCACTAGAGACAATGGCGATGGAACTTATAGCCACGTTCTTGCAGGTGTAGCGCCGCTTAATGGGTTCGCAAACCTAACGGTTGGCCCTGCCGCCATTGATGTAAGTGGCAATGGAAACCCAGATATAGACTTCTATTTTGAAGTTGATGCAAGCTCGATTTAATAGGACGCAATCATGGCTGATACAATTATGGAGGATGGCAAGAGGGCTATTCTTCAACACATACTAGGTCCGCGCGGAGGTTTGTTTGCTCTCGGTATTTTGTGCGGGATGTTCATTATGCACGTCTACATAACGAAAACCGTTGTTGAAGAATTAAAAGACCGAATTGAAAATTTGGAAGCAGCGAACACAGAACTCAATCTGAGAGTACAGAATATCGCCTTCGGTAAATTAGAGAGCAAGGAATAGGAAACTATCATGGAAATTAAAGACCTTACCCGCATTGCGCGGATATTACAGAAAGAAGAAGCGGTTCAGCCTATTGGCGGCACTGTGAAGCTTGCTGATGGCGTTTTGTCACTTCGCTTTGATGCCGTACGTTCAGACGTAAGACAGGCGCAGGCGGCGCTATTTGACCATCATTTAAACGTAAATATTGATAGCGAAAGTAATGAAGCGCGTATCAATACGGTTGACGGCTATCAAGTTTTAGAGATTGACGTAAAAGACCCGCTCTGGCGCGCTTCTGAAAGCACACCGCCAAACAGAACGGTTAAGCTTTAAGGGTGAGCATAATCAATTACTGGCCCGCTGTCTGCGCGATAACGGGCTTTGATACTATCGAGGTTGAGCATGACGGGACAGTCCGTTGGGTTGACCTTCAAAACATCAAAAATGAAGTATGGGGCAAAGACGCTATTGCGTTTGAAATGTACCCCCCTGCCAAAGTCGTAGTGAATGGCAACTCAGAAGAGTTTCACTATCGGCATTTATGGCGCTGGCCTGATGGCGTGACTTGGCCAAATATCAGGCCGTAATGTAAAATGCTTTACAATCCCGCATGGTCTAGGGTTAAAACCTACGGCAAGATTTACGCGCGCTGGGAGGATATTCCTTGGGATTCGAATCGGTGGCCTAATTTTCACCCTTCCGAGTTTGCTTGCAAGCTTACGGGCGAGTGTTATCATTGGCCCGACTTTTTAGACCGCTTACAGACCGCTAGAACAGCCATAGGCAGGCCTTTTAAGATTAATAGCGGCCATAGGTCATATATCCATAATGCGCGCGTGGGCGGTTCTCCCACAAGCCAGCATTTGACGCTGGCAGTTGATATATCTCTTGATGGCCATGACAGGCACAACTTACGCATGATTTTGCGGGACGTGGGCTTTTCAGGAATTGGTTATTACAACACATTTATTCACATTGACTTGGGGCGAGCGCGCTTCTGGTTTGGAAAAGGAGCTAAAGCGTCATGGCAGGGATAGGTTTAATTCTAGGGCTTGTCGGCTCTATATCGTCTAAGGTTTTTGGCATTGTCGAAAAAATGGAAGAGCGAAAGCTTCGAAAGCTTGAGCTTGAGCATGAAGTCAACCGCTGGGCGCACGATAAAGATATGCTTCAACTGCAAAGCCAGGCAAAGGTTGCAGAGACGGAGCAAGAAGCTTTCTTAATGACTACGCAGGGCTCATTTGACGGTTTGCGTGAATCTATGAAGCAACAGACGGAAAGCCTCAAGGGCGCTTCTCGTTGGGTTAAAAATACTCTGTCTATGGTTCGGCCAGTTCTGACATTCACATTTGTTGGCATTGTGGCCTATATGGCCGTGTTTGAAAATCCTGAAGATTTCCGCGCGGCCGCGATTGCTGCGGCCATCGAGCTAGCGATGATGTCAGTCGCATGGTGGTTTGGCGATAGGTCAACCAAACGCGTTATTGACTCTATGCGCGGCGGTCACATTAGGGCCGCTGGCGGTCAGTTTTAAAAGCTTAAAAAGTAACTAAAAAAGGAACTATCTCATGCTCAATAATACAAACAAAATTGCTTTAACTTCCTCAATCAACGCCAGGGAAGCAACATTAAAATCCTTCCCTTCAGATGTTCTATTCATCGCAATGACGGAGGCGGGACTTTTACAAAACCCTGTTGTTTCAGACACGCCGCCCGCAAGCCCCTCGTTGGGCGACGATTGGCTTGATAATGCCATGGTTGACGATAACAACGCTGCGGATTGGAAAAGGTACAACGGAACAAGCTTTGTTCCCTTAACCTCTATTTCAGAAATAGGCGCAAGGCGCTTTGATACTTGGGCCGATTTGATAGCCTCAACAGAAACCGCTTGCGGTGCTGGTTGTCATTGGCAATTTGGGGATAAGGGTTTATTCTTAATTGAAGTTGATACAGGCGACTATGGCCTTGAAAATGCTTCAGGCGTTAAATTTAAGCCCCCCGCACCATTCTTGCCAGAACATTACGGGGCTCTTGGCGTTGGCACAGACGACCAGGCGGCGCTAGAGAATTGGGCGCGGCGCGGCGTAATACATCAATCAAACCTATCAGGACTTGCCAACTCAATTTATGGGCAAACTGCGTCATTGTGGTTTGGCACAGACAATGGGGCAATCGGCGTTAGGTCTATTTTAGGGAATGGTGCTACGATTAAAAATCTTGGTGTAAACAATGCGCCTATGTTTGATTTAACAGGGCTACAAAATGGATTAAGGCCAGAAATTTCGGCTTGGCGCTTTGATGCGGGGATAGGGCTAACAAAGCCTGATTACATCCCGACTTGCGCGATTTTACAGGCGCGGCCAAAGCAGCCAGCGGGCGCGGCGGTTCCTATTTTGTCGTCTGGCAATGCGGTTATACGGCGCAACGTTGTCTTAGGATGGTTCTCTGTTGCTTGTTATTTGACGGTTCAGTCAGAGGCGAACATTATTAAAGATAATTTTTTCTTTAACTACAATGTAACAGGTTCAAGCGTTGCAATGGTGCGTCATGATTATTTCAATGAAACTACGGTTCTTGATTTAACATCTATATCTACCACGGCGGGGGTTCTTGGAACTATAACAGCGCCAAGCGGGGCAACTGGCAGGGTTATACAGCCATTAACACCCGCTGGCCGAGTTATGGTTCATGTGACAAACGGAACTTTTGCGGATGGTGAGGTTTTGACGTTTTCAGGCGGCGCAACCGCAACTCTGAACATGCCAGACGGTTACGACTTAATTGGCGTTGCCTCGCCTAATACGGCGCTAGGTGTCGAGCAAGATAGCACCGCATCTTTACAGTCTTTCAAGTCAAACTTTTTCAATAACATTCATCCTGAAAATGATAGCGCCAATGTATTTATTTCGGATTGGGTTGATGTTTGCATCTCTGACGGTAACAACTTTAATCAACAAAATGATAGCGCCTCTTATGGTCAAACTCATTTTCAGTCTGACCAAACGAAAGAACCCGCAAAATCAACGGGCGTCGAGTTTAGACAGACAGAGAGCTTTAACCATGCCTTCCATAATAACTCAATAACATTTGGCGACCCTATTAGCGGCGGCGGGACTTATCAAATCAGCATTGATAATCTTCTTTGGTCTGGTGCCCCCGCAACAGTCGATTATAGAGTAAAACATATAGGGGTTGGCGCCAACGCCAATTTATTCAATAGCCGTATTGATGTTAAGTTTGGTATTAATTTAACAAATTGCCAAGCGTTAGAGGCTAACGAATTTAGGGTGCATGAATCTAATGGCACGGGGAAATTTACAGCGGATAGATTAATTGAAGGCATTTTATATTGTTCGAAAAATACGCTTGTTACTTTACCTAATTCAGTCGCTAATAAGCTAACTGTTGAATATGCTGACTTGGGGATTAAACGACTGCCTCATATTATAAATGCTAATGTTGTGAGCAATTCAGTCGAGCTGAGACAGCCTATCATGACGGTTGACACTGGCGGCGCGGCGGCGGCTAGCTGGACACAAGTTACATTTCCTGCGGGCGTAATACCCAACGGTCAAATATTCTTGGTTAGGAGTGTATCAGGCACAAGAACTGTAACAATAAATCCGGGTCCAGGCTTTCTTATCCCCTCGCCTATACAGCTGAGTGTGAACGAATATACAGCCCTTGTTTATGATGGTATTATAGGTCGGCTGGTGCCGCTTAGAGGGTAGGTGGAAATTTTATGACTAACATTATCATTATAATCGCCGTATGCTTGATTTACACCGCGCCTATAGCGGTAAAGCCTAAAATCACAATAGGGCCGCGCAAGGGGCCAAACGCCACGAATAAGCTTTTCAGCATATATCTAGCCGATGACCTTGGGCGGCAGATTTTACCTATATTAGAGCAAGAATACGCCGAAAACAGGCGCAAGGCTTTACAGTCGGTATTGAGCAAGGTTCGTTCTATACGTGAAGGGAATGAGATATTCGGCCATGAAGTCGAAGTACAAGCGGCCTTTGCAGAGAATGACGACGATAAGCATGAACGGCGTATGTCCGAGGCTAGGGCGCTAACGAGTGATAATTCGTCTTATCATAGGCGTGGCATGTTTCGTAAGGCCACAGTTCAAGAGGTTTATGACCGTATGAAAAAGCAAGAAGGTAAGGCGCTTAAGTGGCATCGAAAGAACGTGGGTAAGGTCAATAAGATGCTTTTAGATGCGGGTTATTCACCTTTATAGTCTTTAAGAGCGGTGCGGGCTTTTACTATCCCGTTCTTAAATCGATTACTCCAAGAGCCGCTAAATTCCATTATTTGCTTATCGGTTAAATGGTCATAATCTGATATTCAATATCTTAAAACCTCAACAATTACCTTAGGGTCGGGATGGATGCGGGCATTTGCGAGTTGCGGGAAGTGTTCAAGTATTCTATCGGCCTGCTCAAATGCTATGCGGCGCTCATGTCTGGCGTTGTGGTTGGTATCTGCATGAGGTTGCATTATTTCGGATATACATTCTGCTTGGTCGTCATATCTTGACGAAACCAAAACGCGGACAATTTCTTGCTTCAATTCCTCACTCATGACGTTTCTCCTTAGGGAGTTCAGGTAAGTGCATCCAATGCGTAGGCTCTATTACATCGACAGAATATTCCCGTCCGAACGAACCTTTATAATATAAATCATCCGCCCCGTTGGCCGTGAAGTACCATTGACCGTTGTAATACTTACCAGTCGTCGGGTGGTCGTATTCCTTAGCCCATAATATGACTTCGCCATTAAAATCAAAATCAAATGTATCAATAAGTTTCAATTCACTCATTTAATTTCACCTTCATTATCTGGTAGGGGGTGGGAGCATAACTGCTGTTATTTTTTCGCCCGACAAACTTCCATATTCTAAGCTCCACCAATCCTGAATTTTATAGCAAAAATATGCATAGTCTGGTTCAAATAATCCAACTTTTCCGCACTGCCATAATACGAGAAGTCTTCGCCCATCCTTCCAAGTCTCAACA